CATAAGCGGCCAGCATGGCATCTGCCAGTTCGGCGTGTGTGATCGTCGGGTCTTCTGCGACCGACTCGCGCCAGCCGTTATTGGGGTCCAGACTATCGGCGAAGTCTAGCAACTGGGGAATGCTGCACTCTCTGAGCATATTGGGTAGTGTGGTCATAATTTTCTCCAAGTGTCGGCGTCAATGCGCGCCCATGAGCGGCCATACTGGCCGCTCATAGTCGAGCATTAGGCAAGCTTGATTCTGATAACCTTGCCTATCTTTGCACCATGGGCAGGGTATGCGATAACGGGCACGGCTTTATCGTAGCAAGCTCTGCATCCGTTGCATTTACCGCCATGGGCATATGCTTCGCATAGTGTGACCAGGGCAGGGTTAACCCTTGAATCGGGCACGATAACGCTGCCATGCAAGCCAGACACGAATTCGCCCACAATTGAATCACTAGACGGGCGCACCATTACATTAGGTAACTGCGCCATGGCGCGCAGCACAAGCGCGAATTTGGGGAATTTATGCATTCTGGTTGGTAACCAGTGCTTGCACCATGGGGTGCGCTGCATCACTTCTAGCATTTTCTCAGCAAGCGCGAGAGAGTACATATCACCAGAGTCAAACCAGCGAAAATATTCGTCGTTGGTCAATTCTGCGACCATGTCGTCGCACCAGTCCATACGCTGCCAATCGATTCGGTTGAATTCGCGGGGAGCTCTTACGTTAGCAAAGACATAATTCCCCGTGGTGGCATAGCACCCTTTGCATGCGTCAACCAGCACGCCAGGGCTTTCTATGCTACCGGGGCAAGTGTCTAACGCTTGCAGGGACCACGATCGGATGCCGTCAAGCTTGCTGGTGACGCTAATTTTTACTGCCGTCGCTATCTTGTTGAGCTTCATGGTGTGTACTTTAGTGAATGCCGACATTGGCATAGTGGCAGTGTAACAGATTTTATAGCGGTGGAATAGGTGTTTACCCTAGGTTGTAGTCAATGTGGTCAATTTGTAGTCAATGTTTTTATGCGCGATTGACTACAGCGCACCAGAGGGGAAAAGCCCATTTGTAGTCAATGTAGTCATTGTTTCTGTTTAACTCTTACATGAGATATATATGTATAGGTTAGGTCGGGCGCAGCGCGCAAACGTGAGCTTTCACGAAATAGATGACTACATTGACTACAATGACTACGGCGCCAATGAAAAGTGTAGTCAATCAGGCAAAGGACTACAGCCTACAAATTGACTACAGCATTGACTACAGAGGACCATCATGGCCGGAACCAAAAAGAAACGCAGCGACCTAGAAGTGCTCGACGCGATAGACCCGGAGTTGATTACAGGCATGCTAGAGCATGGCAAATCAATTGCGGACGTGTGCTTAGCACTAGGCATCAGTAAACGTGCCTTGGATATCTGGATACGTCAGACAGGGTTTGAAGACGATATACTACGTGCGCGCGTGCGTGCCGCTGACCTAATGGCTTGTGAGACGTTAGAGATAGCTGACAGCATATCGGATGACAATCCAGCTAAACCGCTACATAGAATCAGGACCCGGCAATGGCTAGCTGAGCGATGGGACCCGAAGCAATACGGCACCAAACAAACCGAAGTGAGCATTAACATAGGTAGCTTGCGGCTCGATGCTTTACGCCAGATCACCGTCCTAGATGCAGAATAGCTGTATGGATGTACAGCCCCCCCCTTGACAAAAAGCTGGGGGGTGTAAACTGCAGCACCAAACACCTAGCAAACCACCCACAAACTGCCCACATTGACCACAAAAAATTTAAAAAAATGAGTGAAAACCCATTTGTTGCTTTTACGCAACTCTACCGAAACAACCCTGTGTTGTTCGTGAAAGAGGTGCTGGGCGTTAAACCCGACCCCTGGCAGGAAGAGTTCCTCAACCACATCGCAGCCAACAACAGGCGCATTAGCGTCAGAAGCGGACATGGAGTAGGCAAGAGTACGGCAGCGTCCTGGGCCATCATTTGGTATCTGCTGCTGCGCTTCCCCGTCAAGATTGTGGTGACAGCACCCACCAGCAGCCAGCTATACGATGCCCTGTTCGCTGAGTTAAAACGCTGGGTCAAACAACTTCCCGCGCCGTTACAAGAGCAACTGGAGGTGAAGCAGGACCGGATCGAGGTTAAGGAGGCACCGACAGAGGCCTTCATCAGCGCCAGGACATCACGCGCAGAGCAGCCCGAGGCGCTGCAAGGCGTCCACTCCGACAATGTGATGCTGGTGGCTGACGAGGCCAGCGGTATACCAGAGCAGGTATTCGAGGCGGCGGCAGGCAGTATGTCGGGCCACAAGGCCGTGACCCTACTCTTAGGTAACCCGGTACGCAGCAGCGGTTTCTTCTTTGATACCCACAACCGTTTGAAGGATGACTGGGTGACGATGAAGGTGAGCTGCGCCGACAGCCCCAGGGTGTCAGACGCCTATATGGACGAGATGAAGTCCAGGTACGGCGAGGAGTCCAACGCCTACCGAATCCGGGTGCTGGGCGACTTCCCAAGGAGCGACGACGATACGGTGATACCGATGGAATTGTTGGAGGCTGCAGTTAGCCGGGACGTGGCGATGAGTCCAGTTGCTAAAATTGTGTGGGGGCTGGACGTTGCGCGGTTTGGCAGTGACAGGAGCGCCTTGTGCAAGCGGCAGGGGAATGTTGTTACCGAAATCAAAACGTGGAAGAACCTGGACCTGATGCAACTGACTGGTGCGGTGATGGCTGAGTACCAGGCATTGCCACCGGACCAACGTCCGCATGAGATTATGGTGGATAGTATTGGGTTGGGTGCTGGTGTGGTGGACAGGCTGCGTGAGCTGAAGTTACCGGCTGTCGGCATTAACGTGGCAGAATCCCCGGCATTGGGGAGTACGTACAGGAACCTGAAGGCTGAGTTGTGGCACAAGGCCAAGGCATGGTTGGAGAAGCGGGACTGCGTTATTCCCAAGGATGAGTCCTTGATTGCTGAACTGGCGACAGTGAGATACTTTTTTACCAGCGGGGGTAAAATTCAGATTGAGGGCAAGGACGAGATTCGTAAGCGTGGGTTGGCGTCACCCGACAAGGCAGACGCCTTTTGCCTTACATTTGCTTCCGATGCCGGGACTGCGATGTTCGGCTCGCAGATGCATAAGTATGGTTCGAGTTTGAAACGTAACCTGACGAGGGCAGCATGAAAAAAGCTAACAAAATTGCAAAGGTGATGGGTGAATTTAAAGACAAGAAGCTGATGAGCAGCTCCGGTCAGAAGGTCAAGACCCGTGACCAGGCCGTGGCTATCGCCATGTCCGAGGCGCAGAAGATGAAGAAGGGGATGAAATGAGAACCATACCCAAAGAGATGAAACACGCCGTGCTGCTGATCATGGGCGGTAAGGAGCCTGGTGACTCCTGTCCAGAGGCTACGCAGGACGTGACGCTAAACCTGAAGAACCGGGAGAAGGCGATTACCAAGGCGGCATACGGTCCAGAGAACCCCAAGCTGCCCAATACCGAGTTTTGGATGCGTAAGGCAGAGAAATGGGACGTCAGCGCCAAGGACGCCAAGATGAGCCGATGCGGTAACTGCTCGGCGTTTAACCAGGACGAGGAGATGCTGGATTGCATTGCCGAGGGTATCGGTAGCGAAGACGTTGAGGACTTGGGGTACTGCGAGATATTCGACTTCAAGTGTGCCGCCTCCAGAACGTGCGATGCTTGGATTGTTGAAGACGAAGAGGAAGAATGAACCCTCCCATTGTCATCAGCACCGTCCACGGTAAGGGTTTACCCGTACTGCTTGAGAGTATCAGGCAGTACGCACCTGACGTTCAGGTTTACCTGAAGGGTCCAGAGAATGTGGTTAGCGGATACGGCTGCACACTGATATTGGGTGAGCCAAGTAACTTTGGTGATGACTACAACGCAGTGATCAGTAGGGCGCTGAGTGATGGTTATGGGGCTGTAGTTATTGCGAATGATGATATTGTCTTGACGCCAAATAGTTATAGGATGTTGCTGGACGATGTTGCTATTTGCAAGGAGTTAAACCAGAACCCTGGACTGGTGGCGTCAAGGTCCGATGCAGTCAGGCCGTACCAGAATATTAGGTGGAATGACGGCGAGGTGCTGAACAATATGCAGTTCAGCCATGAGTCATTTGTCAGGCCGTTGTCTGTTGTCAGCCCTATATTTGCTTGGATGAGCGCAGAGGCTTTTGAGGATTGTCAGTTTCCACCGATTAATTACTTCAGCGATGATGTCATCTGCGCTGACTTGGAAAAGAAGGGCTACAAGCACTTTCTAAGTGCCAGCTACGTTCACCACATTGGAAGCAGCACCATAGGACGTAATGCATACGAACTGACGCTGGCGGCTAAACCTTGGATTGACAAGAATCGTCCAAACTACGCAAAAGAATGGTTTTGAAATGGAAAATCTAAACACTGACACCCAGGCCGTTGAGGTGATGGACCTGGACGAGCTGCAGGGCATCATCAACATGGAGCTGACCGATGCAGTCAGCTACATTGACACTGACCTGAGTCCAATTCGAGCCAAGGGTACTGAGTATTACCGTGGCGATTTGTTCGGCACCGAGGAAGAGGGACGCAGCC